AGATTCCCGGAGCGGCGGCTGCACAAGCTGTTGGTGTTGCGTGACCATTTGAACCTCGCGCAATGGTCTACTGAACAGCATGGGCAATTGACGGAGACGGCCTATGGGCATCTCCGCAAGGTCATCGAATTGTTCGAGCAGAACTTTGCGGAGCCGTCAGACAAGTATTATCCGCTGGCCTATCCATTCTATGAATTGGCGGTCAAGCGGGTGCAAGGGTCTGTAGAAATCGAACTCGCGTTTGCCGCGCAGGTGCAGGGCTTGAAGGGCAAGGCCAAGCCAGAGCGGGTCTGGGTGCGGAGTTTGTCTGACGTGCCGAAAGTGTTGGCGCAGAAACACGGCGAGTGGTTGAAGCTACTGGCCCCGCCGCCTCCAGTCGACACGGAGCCGTGGAAGGAGTAACCAATGAGTGTCTGGTTCCCCAATGATGTCGTCTACGATAGCGACCTTGTCGATTATGAACAGACGGTCTTGACGCAGTTTGGCAAAACCGATTGGCAGTCGAAGCGTCGCAAGGCATTGGAGGACTGGGCATTCCCGGCACTGGCAAAGGCGGGGTATGTGCCCGAGCGTCTGCGAACGCGTCGTGCCCCCGCCAAGGTGCTGGGCTTTACCGGCAGTGCCTTCACCGACTACACGAGTGAAGCGACCACGGCTGGCGTCGACGGCGTGCCGTTGGCGTCGGTGTTTGCGACACCAGCCAATGACTATCTCTACATCGGTTCGGCGGAGCAGTTCCGTGGACTGTCCATTCGGATGCTCGACCGGGTCAGTAGCACGGCTGGCACACTGACGGTGCAGGTCTGGTCGGATGCATGGACAACCGTCGGGCCGATGAATGAGACGCAGTTCCTGAACACGAAACCATTCTCGCGTGGGGGCGACGTGCGTTGGGAGATGCCGCAAGACTGGGTGACTCGCACAGTGAATAGTAGTGCCCCGCTGTATTGGGCACGCGTGAAACTGTCCGCGACACCGACGGGTGCGTTCTGTGGGCAGATTGGGTGCATCCGTGGCACGGCACTTACCGGGCCGGTGACGCTGCGGACGCTGGGCCTGATTTTCCGGGAAGCGCAGACGATGCAGGGCGGGCCGTGGCAGGAGAAAGCCGACGCCTACTTGCAGGATGCCGAACTTGCGCTACAGGGCGCGATGCTGCTCATCAGCAAAGACTTTGACACCATCACGGTGGATGACCAAGTCGACAATGCTGAGGCGGTGCAGACGCCGGGTGATGTGACTGCCGGGGCGTCTTCATTTTCATGGCAGCGAGCGTAAGCGATGGCGACGACTCCTGATGTGTTGTTGAATCGCGTCCGGTCTTTGATGGTGGAGGCGCCGTTCTATTGGCGCGAAGCCGTCAGCAGCGAAGACTTTATGTGGCAGGGTGGCGGCAGCAGCGATGCCGTCTTCCGCGCCAAGATGGACGGAGGCACCAGCATTGGAGGCTTCGCGTATTCGGAAGACCGCACTGACACGCTGACGGTCGAGATATCGCGCCACATTGCGGCCGATTATCACTACACGACACAGCAGTTAGTCGGGGATTGTAACAGCCTCATTGCCGCCATCATTCGCGACGGGCACGAAACGTCCGGTGTGTATACCGTGCCTGATGCGGGACGAAGCTGGGAGACATCGGCACCCACAGGCGCATCGTATTTGACGATGCGACTCACGGTGCCACTTAACTATGAAGCTCAGGTATAGGAGCATCGATTATGGCTGGAGTCACAGGCAGAGAAGCACGTGCCGCGTTTGCGAAGTTCACGACGAATAGTTGGGGCGTGGCGGCAAGCGTCACACGTGGCGCGTATTTCACAAGCGACGGCGGTGCAAAGCTCGCGTATGCGCGTGTGAACGATGAGTCGTTTGGACAGAACTTTTATGGGCGCGGTGAACTGGGCGACATTCAGGCGCAGGACATCACGCTGACTTCGCGTGACCGCTATGGGGATTTTCAGTACATCCTCGAGGCGTTGGCGATGGGGTCACCCGCAGCCGTCACCCTGAGCAACAGCGCGACGGGTCAGACGACCTCGTGGCAGCACGTCATTAACCTTGCGCCGTCGATTGACGGGCTGGGCATCACGCTGGCCTATGACAAGGTGCAGTTCGTCGAGGAAATGACGAGCGCCAAGGTCTACGGTTTCACGAAAGCCGTGGGCGATGGCGGCGTGATGGACAACACGTTCCAGTTGATGGGCAATCGCGACACCGACATCTCGTCGATTAACACGCGGTCGACGGTCAATGGTGCCACGTATCCGGCACTGGACAATCGCGTCTTCCGCAAGCAGGGCACGTTCCGGATGAATGTGCAGTCGGCGGGGTCATTGACCGCCACTGATGCCATTAACCTTGAGAACATCACGTTCGAGTTCTCGCGGCCTCAGGATGCGCCGTTTGTGACCGGACAGGACTTCATCTTTGAACCGGGCGACAACGGTTTCCCGACAACGAAGCTGACGATTACGTATCCACGTATGTCGACCGTGTCGGCCAATTCGTTGTTCTCGGCCCTGCGGAATGACACCGTGATGAAAGCTGACCTGACCTTTCAGGGCGCATTCATTAACAGCACCGACCGCTACACTGAGAAGATTGAATGGCCGGCCCTCGAGTTTGACACTGAGGCATTCACCACCAATCTGACGGGCGCTGAGCAGGTCAAGCCACAGGCGACGTTCATTGCCAAAACATCAGCGACGACGCCTACAGGTTTCACGTTCATCAATCCATTCCGACTGACACGTATTACCGTGCAGTCACTCGCCGCGTTCTAATTCACACGAAAGGCCACCGAGCATGGCACGACAGCTACAGTCTGACGATTACACCTTTGAGGTGAAGGAAACCGAACTGGACGACGTGACGGACGCAGACCCGTCCGTCGTCTACGTTCTGCGCGAACTCACAACGCGCAAATGGCGTGAACTCAATAAGTCACACAGCCGCAAGGTGCCCAACAAAGTCACACGCCGTCTCGAGGATGTGGTTGACCCTGAGGCGTTTGCCGATGCCCTTGTCGACTACGTCATCGTTGATTGGCGTGGCATCGTCGAGCGAGGCGGTGTGCCAGCGTCCTGCACGGCAGAAAATAAACAGCGCCTTGATGGCGTAATTAAAGCGGCGATTGTCGGGCGTGCGGGGCTGTCGCAGATTGTGGCGTCCGCTGACGCTAAGGACACTTCCTTTCGCACAACTGAAAGCATGGGCTGAGTTCTGGGCAGACGAGGTGGCGTGTGGCCGCGTCGTCTGCTGTCAGATGGCCGATGATGAACTCGTCGAGCAGGAGCCAGACCTGTACGACTGTGGCACCTGCACACTCCTTGACCGCATCCACGATTTAGACGGCGACAACCAACGTGCGTGGTCGCTGTATCGTTCCTGCTGTAATCGCTTTACGCAAGACCTCGGTGCCGGGGCGCTGTTGCTCGACCGACTCACCCAAGATTTAGGGGCTGAGGAGTTTGAGGAATTAGCTGACCGGTTACGATTGCTCTATGACATCGTGGCCCCGCGTAAGAAGGAGTCCAGCTAATGGCGCGTGAACTCACCATTACCGTCACTGCGGAAACGAATGACGCAGAGACGAGCCTCGGCAAGGTCGAGGATGCCCTCAAGGGCATCGAGGGCGCGAGCAAGAAAAGTTCCGACGCGACCAAAATCTACGAGAAGGGCGCGACGACCGCAGGTAAAGCATCATCAATCTTTTCGCAAGGCATCAATTCCCTGTCACAGTCATTGGGTGTCTATGCAGGGGCTGCAGCGATTGCCGCCGCGATTGACCGCACGATTGACTTCGCTGACTCGGTGGTCGAGTTATCGCAAAAGACGGGACTGAGTACTGACGCGGTGCAGCAATTGGGATTTGTCGCTGACTCCGCAGGCAGTTCGATGGATACACTTGCGAGCGCCGTCGTCTATTTCAACAAAAACCTCGAGCAGGGCACACCCAAAGTCGTCAACGAATTACAGCGGCTGGGCTTCACGACAGACCAATTGCTACGCATGTCCGCGGACGAACGCTTCCGGAAGGTCGCTGCCGCTATCGGCTCCCTTGAAGATTCAGGGAAACAGGCCTATGCCAGCATGACCTTGATGGGCCGTGGCGCAAAGGAATTGCTACCAGCGTTGCAGGAGATAGCAAACGGCGCCGATGATACGGTGATGGTTCTTGATGAACGCTATACGAAAGCTCTCGCGAGAACGCGAGACGCGATGGATTTGATATCACGCAATAGCACGGTGGTGCTGGGTTCGGCCTTGGGCGTGTTGGCAGATGCTGTCGCGAAGGATGCCCACACGATTGAAGGTTACAAACTGCAGTGGCAAGGCTTGAGCGAGGAGATGGCCGAGTTCACTCGCATGTCTAAACTTGCCGTACCTGCGGCCATGCCCAAGGAGTGGGCACCGAAAAATATTGGCCCGACTGGAGATGTTGGCGTCACGAATTTTGAGCGTGCAAGCGCTGCGTTGGATAAACAACGTGTGGAGTCTGAACGTGCGGCTGCGGCGGCTGACCGTTTGGCTGAGGCGCAACGCAAAGCGTACGAAGCGAGCATCGTGTGGGGCAGTGGCATTGAAGCGGCAATCAACTATGTGGCGAACCTGACGCGTGAGATTGACGCGCTACACACACGTGGAACGTTGAAGCTGTCAGATGTGCTTGAGTTTGAAAAACTCCCATTTGATAAACCCATTGAAGACCTCGTGAGATTCCGAAACAGCGTGACGTATTTCTCGGCTGAGGGGTCTAAGGCGTGGGCGACGTATAAGCAAGCCGTTGAACAGGCCGACCGCACACAGCAGCGGATGTCGTTTGAGAATTTCTCTAAGGCGTTTCAATCGTTGCCGCAGACGATTCTCGGTGCTGTGCAGGGTGGTGGCAATGTTGCTAGGGCCATCGGCACATCGTTGCTCGGCGGCCTCGGTCAAGACATTGGCAAGGATATTGGAGCGAACATTGCCAAAAACATTGGGGGCACTCTCGGGAAACACCTTGGTGGGTTAGCCGGGCCAATCGGCGGCATCCTTGGCAGTCTCGCGGGTGACCTCGCAGGGAAGTTGTTCGGCAAATTGTTCGGCCCGTCACAGGCCGCGCAAGTGTTACAGATGCGGAACAAGTTTGTCGAGGCGGCTGGTGGTCTCGATGTGCTGCGTGAACGTGCCGAGCGTGCTGGCGTGTCGATGGACCGTCTGATGAACGCACGCACGACAAGTGACTTCCAGCGTGCGATGGAAGACTTTAATCGTCAGCTTGCCGCTGCTGAAAAACATATGCAAGCGGTCGCGGAACACACACAGAAGTTTAATGATGAACTCGGCGGGCTTCTGCGCGAGGCCAACGACATCGGACTCATCCTGCCCGATGCGTTGAACGACAGTATGCTCGCAATGATTGAATCGGGGCAGATTACCGGGGAGACGGCCGAACTGCTGCGCGCATTGGGCCAAGGTGGTGAGGCCAACTTCAAGGCGATGGAAAATGCGGCCAAGAAATATGGCATCGAACTCTCTGCGCTGGGGCCAGCCTTTCAGCAAAACAAACTCGACAAGACTGCTGGTGAAATCATTGATGCCTTTAATGTGCTGATGAAGGGGGGCGCTGATATCACCGGCGTCATTGCGGGGATGTCGGACGAGATTAATAAGTTTGTGCAGGAGGCGGTGAAGTCAGGACGCACGGTGCCAGAAAATATGCGCCCGATCTTGGACAAAATGCTCGAACAGGGGCAACTCACTGATGAGAATGGGCAGAAACTCAAAGACCTGAGCACGATCAAATTCGGCCCGCCTATTGAAACGGCGATGGATCGGCTGATTAAGAAAATCGAAGAACTCATTGACAAGTTTGAAAAGGGTATGCCGAGGTCGTTTAGCGCGGCGGCAGATGCTGGGGAGAAGTTTGCGAGTCGTGTGGGTACGGCGATCGAAGGCATTCCTGACCGCATTGAGTTTCACAACGATACACCGGGCTTTGATGTCGGTGGTGTCGTGGGTCGTCATTATCGACCGCCCACAAGCCGCGATGTGATTCCGGCATTGCTGCGTCCCGGTGAAGTGGTGTTGACGCCGGAGCAAGCGTCACGTGGATTGAGCCGCGGTGGAGACACGGCAGTGTCGGTCGTCATCAATGTGGCTGGGTATCTGGATAGCGCAACGGCTCGCGCCAATCTCGCGGATGTCGTGAAGACGGAACTGAGCAAGCAGCTTCGGCGTGAAGGACGGGCCGCGTAATGTCATTCCTGTCGGTGATTGGGTCATGCACGGTGAGCAACAGCCTCACGGTGGGATTCTTTCCCCGTCAGTTTTTTATTCACGCCACCTCGATTCAATCTCCCGGCAGTGGTGAGACGTATCACCGCATCGACCTGACCCGCTACGTCGCACAGGACTGGCAGATTCAGCAGTCACTCGGCAAGCCAGCCACATTTAATTTTGCCGTGTATAGTCTGACTCCGGCGGTCGGGCAACCCGTCGTCGTGTCGCTGTCGCCCTGTGATGTGTCGTCGACCACTGCGTTCACCTTCGGCGATGTGCTGTTCTCGGGCACGGTGCTGAACGTTCGCAAGCGATACGACCGGCAAGCAGAGCGTCGCGTCGTGTCGGATGTGGAAGCGGTCGACCACACGTGGTTGATTAACCGGTATGCGCGTGTCGCTGGCACATTTGGCAGCGTCGGGTATAACACGATGATGGCGCAAATCCTCGACCAGTTTACCGGGCCGACGGATGGGTTTGAACTGGGTTACGTGCCGCAGTCGCTGGGCATCGCGCCGTTGTTCACGTTCAACTATGACACCGTGATGGATGCGCTACAGCGCATCGCGGATACGACGGATGCGTATCTGTCCATCGATGTGCATAAACATGTGCATCTGACGCGACGGTCCGACCATCTCAGCGACGTGTCGACGATTGCGGATACGTCAAAAAACTTTCGCGGCTTGCAAGTGAATACCGACGCGACGAATCAAGTGCGCGAAGCGCAAGTCATTGGCGCGTCGACGCGACTGAGCCAAGCAGTCGACCCGCTATCTGGTGACGACACTACCAACATCCGCGTGGATGACCCGACCATCTTTGACCAATTGATTACCCGCGACCGTGTCGCGTTAAAGAACCCGACGTTGAATGGGCGCATGGTCGTGGGCACGGATGTCCGCACCATCACAGGCGTGATTCAAGTCTCGTCCGTCATTACGCCTCCGACGGATGGCAGCACGAGCAGTCTCGTGCCCGGCACGACCTACACGACCATTGTCGGTGTGACGACGGCGACGCCCTCGGTGAATCGCTTCTGGAGTCAGGGCACGCGGGTTGCGGTGTTGGGCGTCGCGACGAGTAGTCAATCGTTGCGATATGGCACGCTCTTCCACGAGGCCAACGACACCCTCATCCAAGGCGAGGCACAGCGACGAGCGCAGCAGCTTTTGAATCTGTATAACTCGCCGTTGACGTCAGTGCAGTTTACGACCGACGACGAGATTGACACGACCTTACGCGTGGAGAATGCGTCGCGCTTGTTGTTGCCGGGTGTCAATGTCAATGTGGCGATTCAAGCGAACTCGGCCACCTCCTCGTTGTTTGTCAATGTTACCAGTCTGTTGGTGACGGACGTGACCATCACACAGCGCGGGTCGATTGTGAATAGCACTGTCGACATCTCGCGGCAGATTCGAGCGGCAACGGATTTGAAGCAACGTGCGTTTGAACAAACCATTGCACAGGCGACGTTTGCACGGCTCATGACGGTGAGGCAGTAATGCCAGCGACAACCATTACACGCCCGACGATTGTGAATGGTGTCAGCATCTTGAACACGCAGATGCTGTCGTCGTTCATCTTTGACAAGATTGACCAATTGTTTGCGGGAGGCCGCAACTACACGCAATTTGAATTTGGCGGGGTGATGACCGCCATCGGCAATCTGACACAAACCTATCCAGACGGCGGTGCATTAGGCGACAGCACGAAGCCGTGGGGCAGTCTGTTCCTCAAAAGCCTCAGCACGATTAACTACGCGGGCAGCATCACGGTGACGCACGCGGTCGATACGTGGACGCTGACGGGTGGCACGTTCTATGACCTGCAAGGTGGCCGAGTCAAGGGCGCATCAACCATTAGCGTCGGTGGTGCCACACCGTCCACCTCGGGCGCGGGTGTGTCGTTTCCTGCCGCGCAGTCGGCCAGCACTGACCCTAACACCCTCGACGATTATGAGGAAGGCACGTTCACGCCATCGGTGACAGGCACGTGGGCGTCGACGCCAACATCGGTCGCCGGTTACTACACCAAGGTGGGCCGGGCGGTGCATGTCACCATGCAGTGGACGGGCGGCACGAAGGCGGGAACCTTCAACGGCGCGTTTGGCAATCTGCCATTCACCGCCGCGGCTGACCGCATTGTCGGCGCACCGGGGCCGGTGGTCGATACGAACGCGGTGGCACACGGCGTCCTTGGCGTCTACGGCGCGCAGGCATTCACCACGGGCAATTCCTTTACCGTCACGACCATCGGCAGCGTGTTCTACTACGTGTAGGGACTTATGGCGACCACGATTACACGAGCCACCATTTACGACAACTCCACGGCGTGGAACTCGGCCACCATCTCTTCAGTGGTCTACGACAAGATTGACCAGATGTTCGCCGGGGGCGTGGGCTATACGACCTTCGACTTTGGCGGCGCGGTGCGAGTGAACGGCACGTTCTCGCCGACGTCTCCCACCGCGACACTCGGCACGACGGCGCTGCCGTGGAGTGACCTGTATCTAGCGACCGGCGGCGTCATTAACTTTGCCAATGGCGACGTCCTACAGACGCACAGCACGGACACCCTGACATGGTCGGGCGCGACGCTCTACGATTTTCAGACTGGGCGCATCAAAGGTGCATCGACCATCAGTGTCGGTGGAGCCACACCCGCGACATCTGGTGCCGGTATTTCATTCCCGGCCACGCAGTCGGCAAGTTCGGATGCCAACACCCTTGATGACTACGAGGAAGGTACGTTCACGCCAACGCTGACGGGCACGTGGACGACGCTGCCGACAAACCTGACGGGCACGTATACCAAACTGGGTCGACTAGTACACGTGTCGCTCCAATTCCGTGGCGGGGCGAAAAGCGGGGCGACGGTTGGCGCGTTTGCCAGTCTGCCGTTCTCGCAGAACGCGTCGACCTACGGCGTTGGTACCGTGGTGAATACGGAAGGCGCGGCGCAGGGGTCGTGCATTATCACGGGTACAACACTGTATGTGACCTCGAATACGTTTACGGCTGGTATCGATACCATTGCCAATCTGGTTTATTTTGTCTGAGGAGTCATATGGCAATTACTGGGAACCTTGTCGCGGCATCTGCGCGATTTACACAAGCCGGGGTGCATCTGGAGTTTTCGGTGGAGCTGTATGACAGCACCCTCGGCTACATCGGCAACAAAGGGTTTATCGTCAACGACCCAGCATTGACAAGCGGTGTGCTGGGCTACGTGATGCAACAGCTACCGTCGGTGACGCAGCAGGTGGGCGTGCCGATTAGCGTGCAGGTACCGGTGCCGCCGACGCCACTAGGTGGTGGACTGCCGTGACAGGCGAAGTGCTTGTCATGAGTGCCCTTGCTATTGTTGCGGCGATTGCGTGGCTGGTGCGTATCGAGGGCAAAGTGTTAGCCGCCGAACGTGACTTGCAACGCATTGAACTCGAGCAGGGCACCAAGATGGGACAGATCATGGCCGACATCCGTTACCTGCGTGACCGCATCGACCGTGTGTTGGAGGAACGCAAATGAACATGACGCGGCTCAAGCGGCATCTGAAGACCGCCGAAGGATGGTCGCCCGTGCCGTATACCGACACGGTGGGCATCTGGACGATTGGTTACGGCCACGCATTGATCAAAGAACCGCCATCGGGTTTGCGCTGGACAAAAGGCCAGTCCGAGACACAGCTACTGCGTGATGTGGCTGACGCGATTCACGACGCGTCATCGTTTGCATGGTTCCCGACCTTGGACGCGGTGCGACAGGAGGTCATTGTGGAATTGGCGTTCAATATGGGCCTACCTCGTCTACAAGGTTTTCGGAAAATGATTGCCGCATTGGCGGTGAAGGACTACGACCGTGCTGCCGACGAACTACAGGACAGCCGGTGGTATGGGCAGGTCGGTGTCCGTCGTGGCCGTCGACTCGTCGAGGCACTTCGCACGGGCATCTGGCCTGTCGTGGCGCGTCGTGGATGAGCAGCACCCCGGTGGCACCGTCTGGCGGTCACGTCAGGATAATGCTGTGACGGTGCATATGCCCATCGAGAATGTGCGACGCGGACGCAAGCCTATGTTGATTGTGACCGCGCATCGTGACACCGGATGCATCACGGCCCGTATCGCCCTCGATGTGTGGCATGATACGCCATCGGTGCCGCGTGAATAGACTGCGGCGTGTCTGGACATTATCGCGTCTTGGTTGGCGGTGGGTAGTCTTGTGGGACAACGCTCGCGCTGAGACGCGACGTTATCACTCATCACAGTGGTGGTCGGCAATCCTGCAGACCACACGAGATGCGGCCCTCGTGCTTGGTGTGCCGCAGGAGATAGACATCATGCTGAAAAAAAACTGGAAGACCTCACTGGCCGGTGTATCCACCATTCTTGCCATCGTCGCGAAGATTGCCGCGACGGGGCAGGTGGATTGGCAGACCGACGGCCCTGCCATTCTGACGGCTATTGGGCTGCTCGTCGCTAATCC